TTGAGAAGAAAATCTTATAAACATATCGTCTTGAGTTGTAGGGTCTCCAATCGTAGTCTCTGTTCCAAAAAATACTAAGTGACGATCGGGTGTTGATACTAACATGTCCCTTGACGCTGTTGGTGCACCTGATATAATTGTTGCACGTGTTCCTGTTGCATTACTTGCATTTGAATTCCATTCAAAACATTCTCCATTAACAATTAAAGCAATTAAAGTTTGGCCTAAATTGTCTAAGGACCATTGACCAGGGTCTGCTACAGAATCTGAACTTGTTGAAGCTTCTCCCCAACCTATGTAATCGGTTCCATTAGTAACCGTAGTTCCACTAGAATAAGTAGCTGGAGACGTTCCTCGTTGTGCTCTAACCACTCCCGTTAATTCTGTTCCAGTAATTCCCGTGTACTTTATAAATTCTGTGCCAATTAAAATATAAGATGTTCCTGAAGTTGGAAACCCAGTCACACTTGTTAATGTAATTCCTGTTGTTTGTCCTGTGCTAGTAATCGCTGCACTTAAAGTAGTTGTTTTAGCACCGATAGCTGTTCCACCAAAAGTAGAAATACCATAACCATAAACTCCTAGTTGTTGAGCCGGTCCTACCGGGTAATAATATTTAACAGATAGATCTCCGTCGGTTGCAGAAGCACTAGCGTTAGTTCCCATAGTAATAGTAACTGAAGTAGTATCGACTACCGAAGTTATCATAAATGTTTTGTTATCAAAATCAGCAGCGGAATAACCGGAACCTGTTGGCGGTGTAACATTTTCAAAAAATAAAATATCTCCAGCAGTCATACCCAACGTTGATGATAAAGTAATAGTAAGAATAGGTGAACCTGAAGTACAAGCTAGTTTATCTGTTAGTGCTCCAAAATCTGTTTTAATTGGATGAATGTCATAATAAACTCCACCAGTGTAAGCATATAAAATTCTATTAGTTCCTAGAATAGCATACTTGATTGATGTTTTATTAACCATGTGATGTAGTGCTCTTGTTGGACCACATAAACTAGTAGATCCTAATTGAGCCCAACCCCCTATCTTCTCCGGTGTACCATATCTAAAACGTACATTTTCGCCGCCAGTCCATTGAGACTCAGCTCCTGTAGATGTAACTTGTTTATTGAATCCTGGTAAAAATCCTAATTTTTGTAGCATATAAAAACCTGTTTATTATGGTTTATATCAAATTTAGTGCTATATCAAGATTTTGTTATCTAGCACAAGCTGGTACACCAGTTGATGTTACGAATGGATTTTCAGCAAAAGCCATGTAGATGTATGTATTTCCAGAATCTTGAACTTTACCACCATTTGCTTTAATTTTAAAGCCATTAGATAAAATATCTACTGCTTCTCCAGCAGTTACTTCTGCAGCATCACTATCGGGTACTAGAAAATTTGTTGCTGGATTATAAGTATTTCTTTTATCATCTCTTATAGTCCAAGCATTGGCAGCTGATGTATCTTTAATTAAAACAAATGCTGGTTTAAAACCTGTGAAAATAAATGGACCATCTGCTCCACCATTTGTACCAATGTAGCTTCCAAATTTTGAGTAGCCTTTTTTCTCTGCGAAGCAGTAGGCTATTAAATTACCACCATTTTCACTAACACTTCCATGTGTTCCAATACTAAATACAGAAGATGTAGGCTCTGTGTCGTTCCAAATTGTAGAAGCAACTGATGATGCAGCAGTTGTGTTTAAATCTAAAAACTTTGTTGCACCGACATCTTTATGATAAACTCTCCAATTATTTGCACCAACACTTCTATTTTTTAAAATAATCATTTTAGGTGCAGTTGATAACCCATGTTTTATCGTACCAGCACTTCCTGTACCAGTATATGAACAGATTGAAAATCCACTTGTAGTATTAACACTTCCTGTACTATCAATAGTTCCTATTCCAGTTGCACTTGCGTCATTGGTAAATGATGTTCCAGCTTTCCAGTTCCATGATGCGTAAGTTCTACCATCACGATTTGTATAATTATTTCCTGTTCCTGTTATTGAAAAGCCATCACTATTAAATGCAGATAATGCGTCTGCTGTTGTAAATTCAGCACCACTTGTATTTGATTGTAGTTGTTTTCCAGTTCCTCTTACACTATCAAAAATACTATGGTCGCCAGTTAAATTTCTACTTTTTATCCATATCCAATTAGGTGCAAAGTCTAATCCTGTAATAGATAAATCACTTGCAGTAGCAGTATAAAGTTTTGTATCAAAATAATCTGATGGTTTGTCTATAGTTGTATAAGCCATTATCCATACTCCGCTAGGTTTTTTGTGTTTAAAGCATAATATCCACTAGGAACTGCGTATTCAAAGTTTCCATAGCCATTACCATCTGTGTTGCCTGATGAGATTGCGAAAGGTGGATTGCCGAAGTTTGCTCTAACAAACTCACTTGCACCAGTATTATTATGTGCAGTACAAGCGATAAAATATGTGTCTGCTGTTATAGAAACTGCGCCTGTTCCTGTTGCACCACTTTCTGGATTACCACTATTGTTCCAAGCATCATTATTTTTTCTAAAATATAATTTATTATTATCTAAATCTACTGCAATTCCAACAATATCTCCAGCTGTTGTATATGTTGAGGCTGTATATTGTGTGCTGTTATTTTTTACTACTGCACCTGAACTAGATTGATAACCTATATTTTCTGTACCAGATGTGCTAACACCACCAAGATAGTTTCCTAGATTTGCATTTAAGTAAGCATTATTTACTATACCTACTGCTGCATAATTATCGCCTGTAGTTTGAAATTCAGCATACCATTTTCCTTGTGTTATACCGAATGTTGAACCTTGATTGCTAAAAGTTGCATTACCAGAACCAGCACTTAAATTTCCATCTTCTAATAATGGTTGAGAACTAGCATCTCTACCAGAAACACCAGCAGTTTGAGAAACAAGACTATTCCAAGTGCACCAGTTATTTGTGCAAGTGTCAGTTGTCTGGTCAATAGCTGCTAAGTTATTAGCAGTAAAAGTATTACCTACGCCAGATACATCTGTTCCTAAAGCTCCACTATTTTGAAAGTTTAAATAATATCCTGAAGTACCAAAAGTTAAATCTGCCACACTTTCTAGTGGCTTCCACACTCCGCTGTCAGAATCAAATTCTCCAAAGCTATCTGCTGCTAATTGTGCGTTATCAATAAATACAATTTCTGACATATATCCATCAAAATAATCTCCACCAGCTCTACGGCCAATATAACTATTATAACTACCACCAACATTAAAATATAAACTTTGATTTACATTAGGTTGAGTAGTGCTATTGTCCCAAGTATATTGGGAGCCGTTAACATACAATTTTATACGATTCGTGGCTGTGCTTTGTGTTGTGTCAACTGAAAAAACGACATGGTACCAAGCGGACAAATCTCGCCATACCATATTTGTACCTAAATTTCCATCTCCACCATTAGTTGATTGCCAACCTAAAACCCCACCTCCTGAAAGAAATAAATAACCTTCATCACCACCGCTATATGAAGATGATGCTAATATTTGTGTTGCACCTACTGATGATCGTTTAAACCAAGCACTCCATGTAAATTTTTGTCTATTGCCACCTGGGGCACTTCCATCTGTAAAATTACTACTACTTCCATCATCAAACCTAACACCATTAGCTACTTCAAAACCGCCGCCTACTGCTGAGTTTGCTGGTACAATAATAGACATTAAATATCCAGTGTTGGTAGTGTTCCTAAAGGTCTTGATTGAACACCTTCAGCATCTTCTGTGTAAGTGTGTAAAGTTTCAAGTGCTGCAGTATCTGCTGCACCTATAATTTGAGCTTCGATACTAGCTTGTGTAGTTCTAACAGCATCTCTATGAGTTGATATAGAACTTGGAATGGCAGTTGTCTTTTCTGTGTTTCTAGTTATGTACCAATCAGTTTTAGCTAATTCGTTTGAAACATTTGTTTTTAAATCTTTAATTAAATTATATTTTAATCCTCTAGTAGCAACTTCTCCTTCAATACCTTTTTCATCTATTTCGTCTTGTGCTGTAAATAAAGTATCTGCATGAGCCTTAGCAGTAGCAGTTCCATAAGAAGCTGTTACAGTTCCATCAGCAAAAGCAAAAGATTGATTAGTATTAATATACCATTTCTCATCTTTAAAGTTTGAATTGTCATAAACTACTTCATAAATTCCAATAGCTTCTTTTTCTTCAACAGACCATTTCATAAATATGTCTGCTGGATATTGGTTATCTCCTAAAGTAAATCCTTTAGGATAACTAAAGTATTTTGTGATTGTTCCTGATTCTACTAATGCGTACATAATAATCCTATGATAAAGTTAATGCTAAAGTTTGACCCATTAATAACCATTTAGCTCCGTTGTATCTAAATGAAAATAAGTCGCCAAGAGCTCCTGTTGATGTTAATGTTGGTGCAGTATCCGATGGAAACTCATATACAGCATTCCAGGTAATAGTATTCGTTCCACCCGCATCTTGAATAACTAATAATGATATCATTTGACCTGCAGCTATACCTGTACCCGTAGGTGCAGATAAATTTCTATTTGCTGTAAGTGTTACTTTTGCAACTGGGCTGTTAACCACATTCCATACAATATCAGCAGCATCTGTTAATGTATCTTCTGTATTTAATACAGCTCCAGATATTGTTGTTAGATTGTTAGCATTTGCTGTTAATACTTTTGAAGCAGCACTTGTTCCAAGTGTTGCAAGGTCAGAATAATTAAGTTCAGCACCTGTTGCAGTCACGGC